CTTTAAATGGTACGTTCTTTTCCTCAAGCGAAGGAACGACCGTAAAAGCACAATACAAGTTCCCTCTTTTGCGGCTTCGAGCGAGTTCTTCCGAGGGCAACCTCACGGACGCGAAAGATGCCTACTTTGGTGTTGACACCACATATAGCACCACGCACGCTAGGTTTGATGCAAGCGTTTACGAGCTTTTACGAACAAAGGCCGATGATATTAGCGGCCTAGACGCAAATGGGAGCACAACAGAACCTTCTTGGGTTTTCTCCCTCGATGATGTTAGAAACATTACAGTTAGTGCTTCTTCTTACACTGGAGACTACAAGGATGGCGCCGTTTGGCAATCAGGATCCCGAGCTAATGGAATTTCTTTCACCGCTCACACCGGATCTGGCAATGGCGTCGTCGGAAGCACCGCAACCACTAAAGGACCGGCCACCGCCTCTTACCAAAATGTTATTGATGATGATAAAGGCGGCGTAAAGGCCGGCTGGAACCGGTTCACAACATGTTTGCACGGCGGTGCAGATGGAGTGGACATTACAGAAATGGACCCCTTTAATAATGCAATCATAGAGGGCAAGACAGAATTAGACAGTTCTGCATACAATGCCTTTAATGTGGCCATCGATTCAATCAGAGATTCTGAAATTGTCGAATACAATTTGGTGACCGCGCCCGGCATGACCAACAATACGCTTAACTCGAAGCTTGTACAGATGTGTGAGAACAGAGCGGATGCGTTGGCAATTATTGACCTTAAAAATGGCTATACGCCAAGGGCAGAGTCGGACAAGACGAGATCTCAAAGAAAAGGTAATTTGACAAATGTTGTTAGCAACAAGAAAAATAATTTGCTAATTGACAGCAGTTATGGTTGCGCTTACTACCCGTGGGTCCAAATTCGAGATACGGTCAACGGCGCCACTTTGTGGGCGCCCCCATCAATCGCTGCTTTGGGCGCAATGTCTTATGGCGAAGCGACTGCGCAGCTTTGGTTTGCTCCCGCGGGATTTACTCGTGGCGGTCTAAGCGCTAACCGCGCCGCCGGCGTCCCAGTTGTTGGCGTAGAGCAACGTCTCACCTCCAAGGAGAGAGATAAACTTTACGAAGCAAATATTAACCCAATCGCAGCGTTCCCGGCTGAAGGTATTGTAATATTCGGACAAAAGACGTTGCAATTAACGCCTTCTGCGCTCGATAGAATTAATGTGCGTCGACTCGTGATATATCTGAAAAAACAAATATCAAGATTTGCGGCCACGGTGCTGTTTGATCAAAACGTCCAGACTACCTGGAATAGGTTTAAATCAAAAGTCGAGCCATTCCTTAGCGACGTAAAGGCTGGATTGGGTATCACGGAGTATAGACTGATACTGGACGAGACAACCACGACACCAGACCTCATTGATAGGAACATCATGTATGCTAAAATATATGTGAAACCGGCCCGGGCCATAGAATTTATTGCAATTGATTTCATTATTACGGATTCAGGAGCATCTTTTGAAGACTAAAAATTTAATTTAATTCTATTTATTAATAGAGAGATAAAAGGAGAAACTAAAAAATGGCTGGAAATCAATTCTGGAGTTCTACAACGATCGACCCCAAACGAAATTTTCGATGGGTGTTAGTCTTTGATCAGATTCCCACTTTTGTGATCACCAAGGCCGCGAAACCAAGCTTTGAAGTGTCGAGTGTCGGGCATCAATATGTTGCTCATAAGTTTAATTACCCTGGCAGAGTAACATGGTCGCCTGTTGAAGTCACTCTTGTCGACCCCGTGTTTCCAGACGCGTCAGCTAAAATAGTTAAAATCTTGGCTGCCTCTGGCTATGCAATTCCGGGCACAGAAGCAGATGGTACCATTTCTATGGGTAAGCGAGACGCTGTTGCGGCCGTTGGAGTACCAGCGATATTACAGCTAGATGGCAAAGGCCGCACGGTTGACAGATGGACACTCCACAACGCTTGGATATCCAAGGCTAGCTTTGGCAGTTTAGATTACACCTCAGAAGATATGATCAATGTCACATTAACTTTCACGTACGACTGGGCAGAATATTCAGGCGCCCCCGCTTCGGTTGACAATCCGACACCGAATTTGATTTTGGGCAATGGCCCCGATCAATTGGGAACTATTGAAAAATATCAAGAAGAAATGGGGCAAATTGTAAACACATCTGGCCTCAATCTTTAGTTAAAGAGACAGGACAATGACTAATCCAAACTTTTTTTCCCCCGGTTCTTGGCAATTCTGGAGCAACCCTTCGGTAAGGCCTAAAAGAACCTTTGAGGGGATGCTTTTGTTCGGGGATGTAATATTCGGCGGCGCGGGCGCAAATAGTTTTCCTCCTTTTATGGTTAAAAGTTTCAGCAGACCAGGGTATACTGAAATAAGCACACAAGCTGGAGAGTATCAATTACGAACTGGTGACTTTGCTCGCATAGATTATCCGACGCAAGGGTTTGCTACAAAAGATTTGAATATTACTTTAGCAGATGTGAATATTCTTGGCCCAGAGGGAGCCGATACAGCTGGGCATGTGAACACTTCATTAACAATGATGCAAAAAACATGGACATACGAAGAAGTAGCCATGGGCACGGAAGAGGGATCCGAAAACGACGCATATCAACGTTTTATAGATGGGTATATTGCTGGAAACCCTCAAATTATCACCATTCTTGAATTAGATGGGAATGGCGGCGTCAATGGAGAGTGGAGCATATACAAACCCGTACTAAGTGCGGTCAAATTTTCAGATTTTAATTACGAAACCGAGCAACTTGCTAGCATAGATTTGACATTTAAATATAAAAATTTTAAATTCACACAAGGCTGGAGCGAAAAAGAGCTTGATATGAGACTAAATGCAGCTTCTAAAGAGCGGCAACAAGTGATTAGTAATTGGATTGAACGCGGTTCAAAATGGTTGGCTAGTACTTATTAAAATTTAATAAAAAAACAATATGAGGTAAAAATGAGCGCAAGATCAAACGAAGATAGACTTGGCATCGCTGCAGGCCAGTCGGAAGAAAATAGTTTACAGCAGCCCACCCTGGAGGGTGGCACTTTAAAGTTTATAACTCCGACTGAGTTTGTAGATCTACCAAGCAAGGGGGAGTTTTATCCACCGAACCACCCCCTTCACAAACAAGAGGTCGCGGAAATTAGACATATGACCACGAAGGAAGAGGACATTTTAACATCTATAACACTGTTAAAGAAAGGTCTCGCACTTGATAGAATGCTGGAAAGTATTTTAGTGGATAAAAGAATAAAAATAGACGATTTGCTGATGGGGGATAAAAACGCGCTCATCATCGCGGCCCGGACTCATGGCTATGGTCCAATATACGATACACACGTTGAATGTCCCAACTGTTCAAACAGGCAAGAATATTCATTTGATATGGGCGCTTTGGAATGTCAAAGCGCGCCAAGCGAACTTATGTCTAAGCGCGCCATTCAAAAAACTGAGGTTGGGACATTTTTAGTGCCAATTCCACAAACTGATTATGTCGTCGAAACACGCCTTTTAACGGGGCATCACGAAAAGAAAATCCTTGAGATTCAAGAACATAAAAAACAAAGAAATTTTCATGAAACAACCGCGACCGATTTTCTTAGGGCAATAATCGTTTCAGTCAATAATATAGGTGATGAAAAATCTATAAATGAGTTTATTAATAGTTTGCCGGCATTACACGGTCGCTATTTAAGAAGAACATATGAAAAGGTCGTTCCAGCTCTCGACATGAAACATTCATTTATTTGCGCATCTTGCAACCACGAGGGGGTTTTGGAGGTCCCCCTCAATACAGACTTTTTTTGGTTTAACGCATGAATACATACAACAAGTTTATGAGCAATTTTTTCTGTTAAAGTATTATGGAAATTGGACACTTCTAGAACTTTATAATTTACCAGTAGGTTTGCGCAAGTGGTTTTTCGAAAGATTTGTTAAACAGAAAGAAGACGAAGCAGAAGCGCGCAAACAAACCAAGCGATAAAAACAAAACCCTAAACTATTTACAGTAGAGCATTTTCACACAAGAAGGGTTTTATATGACCAAGGAACAAGCAGCCCAACTTAATGCGATACTGGAACAAGTTAAAGCATCCGGAATCGAATTAAACACATCAATCAAAGAAGCGAATAAAGCGCTTCAGGCGCAGGGCACTCAGCTAAATCAAAATCGACAAGCGGCGCTTGATATGGCGCAAGCCTTGGTTGATGGCCGCGACGCCATCGAGGCAGCTGCCGAAATAAATCAGAAAGTATACTCCACGCTGCAAGAAGAAAACACCCTTAGCGAGCAAAAACTACTCCTGCAGCAAACTCTCCTGGCCGGCCACCAAGAAATATCTCAAATAGTAGAATCCAACGCAGACGTATCTGCTGACGAGTTAGAAAAACTCAGCGAAGAGTTAACAGGCCTTCAGCAAAAAGTTAAACTTCAACAACAAGTTAAAACAGAGACGGAAAAAACAGCTCAGCAAACACTTCTTGCTTCGAACTATGCAAATATGGAAGCAAAGGCCGTTGCGAAAGTCAAGCAAGGTACAGAAGCAACGGGCGGTATTCTAACCGGCATTTATGACAAAATCAAAGGCGGTGCGCAGTACGGTGCGCAGTTCGTCGCCGGCACATATATGGGCGCAAAAACATTGATCGATGCCACCGGCCAAGCGAAAGCAGCATATACCGCACTCGATCAGTTAGGAGCTTCCTTTAGGAGAAACACAGGCCTCGTACTTGATAGCGATTTGGCGATGAAAAAATTTACAGATCGTATAATTGAGAGCGCGCGGAACCAAGTGGCATTGGGCGTCACAACAAAAGATATGGGTACCGCATATGCCAAAATGATGGAAGACTCTCGCACCTTTGGGCTCCTTATGGCCGACAACACAGAGGCGAGCGAAATGCAAGTAAAAATACTTGCGGAACATGCCGCCAAAGCTGAAAAAATGGGGATTTCGCTTAAAACCACAGCTTCCGTGGTAGAGCTGGTTGGCAAAGCGTACAGAGAACAGGATTTGGCCATGGAAACCTCGCGCATTAGCGAAGAAATGATAAATCTTGCGCGCGCCACCGGCCAAACGGTGGATAAAGTCGGTCAAGACGCGGTGAAGGCATTTGATAAATTAGCGGTGTATTCACTTCCGCAGGCGACTAAAATATTTAAAGAACTAAGTGTTACCGCTTCTCAAACAGGCATCTCGGTCGACGAATTGCTGAAAGGGGTAGCGAAATTTGATGATATGGAAAAGGCGGCGGAATCAGTTGGTGATTTGAACGCAATGCTAGGAGGTCCGTATTTAAACACTTTGGACTTGGTGAATGCGACTGAAGAAGAAAGAATCGCAATGCTACGGGAGGCCGTCGAAGCTGGTGGTGAAAGTTTTGATGAGATGGACCGCTTTAAACAAAAAGCCATAGCTGCAGAAATGGGCCTAAGCGCACAACAGGCAAAAGCATATTTCGGTGTATCGCAAGCAGCTATCGACACAGCCACGGCCGGAGTCGACCAAAATAAGTCGACAATGAAGGATCTTCAAGATGCAGCGGAAAAAAATGCAGTAAGCATGAAGGATCGTTGGGGTGCAGCCCAAGAAAGTGTAGTTATGGTCGAGGGCGCCCTGCAAAATGTCCAGAGCGCCTCTAACGCGGCTTCTGAGGCGGTTGCCAAAGCCGGCGGTAAGATCCGAGAAGCGCTGGCGCCGACGATTGCGAAAATGTCGAAAGAAATGTCGACGGCGATAACGGAACAGGCTGGAAAGCTAAAAAACGCTAAAAACCTCGCCGATATGATTCAAATTATTGGTGAATTGGGAACCAAGGCGCTTGGAATATCATGGGACCAAGTGACGAAGATGGGGACCGAAGGTGCGCCAAGTATTGCAACCGCCCAAGAAGGCCCGGGCCTAGAAGAAAGATTTATGAAAGAGTTCACCGGCGCGCCCGGTCAGCCCGCAGCCGTTGGGCCTGGCGGCGGAGGCGGCCGCATTGTAATTGAGAATAAGATGTATCTAGATAAAGATATCTTATGGCAGAAGATCGACGAAAAGGTTAGTTTTGAAATCCAAAGAGCTTTGGAGAGTCAATAGGAGAAAGAATGAGCGCACCAGTATCAAATTTTAAATCATCTTACAAGACATTCTCATTTGAGCCTCTTCACGTTACGTTAAATCGTACGCCGGTGGGCGGTACTGAGATTTCGATTCCTGTTGAAGACCTGGATTTAAATCAAACGTTTACCTCAAATTGGAACCCACAAGATGCATATGGCAGAATGGATCCAATTGCAACATTCAAAAACACTCGCAGATCAATACAAGTTAAATTTTCCTGTCGTGCACACCATATAATAGACGGCGCCGGCGGCGTCGTTAATAATGTTCGGAACATTAATGTCCTTACGCAACTTTTATATCCATCTTATTACGAAACTGGGTGGACTTTGGGTGGAGATCCGCTAGCAGTCCTCGGCGCCCCCCCGTTTTTTAGAATACGGTACGGAAATTATGTTGGAAGCTACAATCCGACCGGCGAAATAGAGGGGATGCTTATGAGTGGCCTTACTGGCTATATCACTAATTTTACTCACGGTCTCGGGAAGGTAGCAAGAAATGTTGCTTTTGGCAAACAGGGGAAGGATAAAGCTTATCGCGCTTTGCCGCGGCAAATTGATGTCGGGTTCACCTTTCAGGTTGTACATGACAAACTGGTCGGATGGTATCAAAATAGATTTAGCCCCAATGGATATGGCAGCAATTTTCCATACAATGCTGGAGGCTTTGGGTATGCCACAACAGACGCGCGCTCAGAGGACACCCCTGCTGCAGTAACTATTGGCACCACCACTTCGACAGCCGGGGGCCCCCAAAACGCAGAACAACGGGCGGCCGACCCGTACAGCCCCCAGCAACAGGTTAAAGCGGCGCAAGCAGGGACAAATCTTTCCCAGATTCCGACATCGATGGACTCAACAGAACCGCCCACAACCGTGGCCCCGGCGCAGACAGCGGATGCGTGGGTACCAAAGGAGAAATGAACATAAATGGCTTTTAATTTTTCACGGTATAGTAAAAGAGCAGTTTTGAGGAATTCGTCCCCGAAGTACATGAAACAGCTTGATAGCAGAAACGTTCCTTACATAAACCACTTTGACACCGCAGCTCTTGCATACCCTTCAGAAAAGCTCTTGGGAAGTTTAGAGATCGTAAATGAAGTGTGGGGAGTTGGGAGTCGTTTTTACAAACTAGCAGATAAACACTATGGGGATCCGGCACTTTGGTGGATCATTCCTTGGTTCAATAAGTTGCCACTAGAGTCAGATTTTGAAACTGGAGAGGTGGTTCTTATTCCTAAACCATTAAATATTATATTAAACTTTTTTGATTAATGAGTGAAGACTAATGACAGAAGAAAAAAAAGACTTTAGTGCCGAAAAACGCCTAATAGATATAAAACTAAAGAGACCCTGGTTTAAACAGGCTTTTTTGGTGAATTATATGTATCCAATTGTACAGCCGCTTCATGAAACTGTAAACCCTAGCAAGTATATTAAACTAATAAAGCCAAACAACAACTCTGAATCTGTTGTTAATCGCCTAACAGTCTCACCAGAAGTTATGACATTTTTTGAAGGGTCATCTGTTGAATATAGTCAATTAGTTCCTCGCATTGAAATATATAAAATCTACATTATAAACAAAAAAAAAGTGGAAGAAGTGCTCCTCCCATTTGAGGCGTATACAAACTTTCAAAAAGATTGGTCTATAATGAACTTGTTAAATGGCCCTTTTCGAGGCCGCGAAGCGGGCATACAAAGCGTCGCTGTAAAAATGGGCGGAAAGGGAAAAGGCCCTTTTCGTTCAAATTTGCAAGTTATTACGCTAAAAATACTCTTTAACGACATAAAAACCTTATTTAGAGAGTGGGAGCACTCTCCGGGCCTCAAGGTTTCGTTCGCCGATTTAATAAAATATCCTACCGCACTGAAAGGGAAGGATACTGACCCGAAAAGCCTTCCCGCAGCCTATCGTATAAAGCTGTCTTTAGGGTGGAACGTGGATGTTAAAAACCCCATTCTTAACGAATCGACACCGGGCAAAAATTTTGCTAAGGCGGCTCAACAGTCATCAACAAATTTTATTGGCGATTTACACACTTATGATATGGACTTTCGAGAAGATGGCTCAGTTTTGGTGACAGCCACATACAATGGAGCCATCGAGGGCGCCTTCAGCAGCGCCAATGCCGACATAATGAATTCTTACAATGCCAGTGGTGCCGAAATCAGCAAATTAAAATTACAGCTAGCTCAACTTGATGAGCTGTGGGCCGAAGCCGGCATGAACAATGAGGCGCGAAATAAAAAAGTAGCCTATTTAACAAAAATTAAAAAAATGGTTAAACAGCTCGTGGACTCTCGCAAAAAGCTGAATGGCCTAATAAAAAACGCTAAGGGTGACGACGCCACATTTCCAGATGTTGAAGAACAAGTAGGAAAAGACTTTAATGTGCTAAAGTCAAGCGCGGCTGGCCTTTCATCAAAGAGTAAAGAATTGTTAAATGCAGTCGGTGTGGCCAAGGGCGCCAATAAAATTGAATACTATGATAAAGCTACCAAGGCTATTGATACGGCCATAGCCAAAGAAGGAGCCGAAGTGCAAAAACAAATAGATAAGGAGAAAGAAAATCTAACAAAAGCAAAAGCGGCCATAAAAGCCAGCATTGTAGCACTTGAATCGAGCATGCGCGCAAAACATTTATTTTCACACGTTGAGCGATTAATAGACCAAAACAAGGTAGGTTGGATTTCCACGGGCAAAAAAAGTGTCTTTAACGACTGGGTATCATATCGCGAAGAGCTTGATGCGATTTATAAACTGCCTGATATCATCAAGAAGGAAGCGCTGGAGGTCACCGGCGTAACTAAGGACGCTTTTAACAAAAGCGCCGCCTTACAAAACGAAATGTCCTCGGGCACCCCCCCACCCAAAAACGCCGCCAAGGGCGCCGCCAAGACCGTCCAACAGGCCTTTGATTTGACAACAGAAACTGAAAAAATTCCACTACCAGA